ACCTGTTATATCAACAGCACCCAAAAAGTCAAAATCGGCCATAGCATCAAAATCTGTCACATCATCAAGAGTTATTAAAGAACCTAGTACAAGACCATTTACATCTTCACTGAAAAAACAATCTACTTTTGCACCACCAAAGGGTGGCGAATCTGTATCTTCTCTGTCTGTAAATACTGTTAATTTTGGTAAAGGGTCAGGACTTGTAACTAAAACTGATGTTTCACCAGAACTTAGCCTCCCACCATCATCCCTGAATTTTAAAATATATTCTCCTTCCACAATATTCGGCACAATCGTTTCACTGATACTGCCTGGAAGAGCAGGGATTACATCAACAGCATTGGTAAATGTACCAGTACCATCAGTAAGGTTTGACGATCTGACCACCACGTTCCCCCCATGGATCACATCAACGTCTGTGGATTTATCAAAACGCAATCTGACAAACTGATCTGATATCGGTTCTATCCGTAAGTTCTGAACATCTGCTGGGAGGGCTGTTTTACCAACTGTTGTGATTGATGTTGTTGCTGGGGTGATGCTTGGTTTTCCTAATGCGTTATAACTGAACACTCTGATCTCATAAATACCATTTTTTGTTTCAAAGATGGTAAAGTCTGGCCTTGTTATTGTTTCTGAAATAAAGTTTTCATTCTGAAATCTATATTGCACCATGTATTGAGTTACACCAGATACAGGTTGCCATTGGATAAACAGTTTTGATACGGCACGGTTGTTAAATACAACAATCTGCTCTGAACTCTGTAAGTTACTTGGAGAAGGTTTTATTGATGTAAGTGTTGTGATTGTCCTTGCTGCCAATGCCTCCCCATCTTCAACATTTGCATATTTAGATGAATTATGAGCAACGGCAGTGATCTGATATGCAAGCTGATCAACTTCTGTTACACCAATCACTCTGAAGGTTTGAAGCTGAACTGTTGTATTTTCTATTACCCAGACACTGTTTGATGGTGGTGTTGATGAAAAGGCAGAAGATACTGTTATTGTTGTTCCTGATATTGTGTCTATAGTTTTTGTTTCAAGAGTTCCATCTGCAAGTATCACTGATAATGTCGCAGAATCTGTTGTTGCCAAATCTGTATTATTTTCATCATCTACAACAATCTGTGTTGTAGATACTCCTGTTTTAATACGACCACCTCTTCTAACCCCTGCTCTTAATGGATCTGCAATATTTATCACAGCACCTGGTCTTACCAAAGTACCTGATTCAAGAGTAGTGGTGAAGTTTACAATTTCAGCCTCATTGGATTGTGTATAGAGAAACCATTTTCCAAGACGAGATGCCATACCTCTTGATGTGGTGGCAAAACCTTTTAAATTTTTTGTAACAACCCCATACTTTGCCTGTAATGCGGTATCTTCTACTGTTTCATAATCTATGTCTTGAGTTTCATTATCAAAATAGGCAACATTAACAACAGTTACTTTTGAATTTTTTGATGAATTACTATATGTAAAACCCTGTTCTGTTACGTTTGACAGGTTAAATAAATAACTTGGATCTGTTGGTCTATCCTGTGTTATTGATATTGTGCCTGCCGAATAAAAAGGCATGACACGCATCACAGAACATAAATCATTGATCAGATTGTATGCCTGTTTTTGATTTTGGATAACAACATTACATGAAAACCTTGGCTCTGTGCCTCCAAATCCATCATCAACCTGTTCTGCGCAGTAAACAGAAGCTGAATAAAAACTAAAAACATCTAGCTGTGTTGTATCAATCTGATCACCAAAACCTTTTGATGTTGTTAATAAGTCATATAAAATCCAGGCTGGATCATTTGTCCATTCCTTATCTGTTTTAAACGTACCGTTAAAAGTTCCAGAATATGAAATTGAGCCGTCAGATTGAACCGTTCCATTATGAGGAATCTTAATTTTTGTTCCACGGACTTTGTACATCCGAGAAGGAATTGCTGGGAAAGTCTGGGCATCAAAACTTATGGCAACATGAGCCGAGTTTGCATATGCTCTCTGTTCGTTAATTATCTCTGTAAAAGATGACCACAATGAACTGTTCTGTAAAGTTGATTCTGTGCTGTCATCTGTTGTTCTGTTCACTCTGATTGTTACAGGAAAAGAAGTATCAGATGCAAAATTAATTTTATAATCCCTGAAATAAGTACTTGCAGTTCTACCCTTTACAGTGTCTGTTATAACAGTTGTTGTAGTGCCATCATTTTCAATGGTTTGAATATTGATTGCAACTTCCGCACCATTTATATCACCATCATCTTCAAATTTTTGCAGTGATGGAAAACCAAGAGTTACTCTGACGGCATTAACAGAAGTATTTGTTATTGATCTTGATACGGGACTTGCCTTTGTAACGGCCACACCAACAGCATTTTCTGTTTCTATTTCAGAAATGCCCTGTATTGCAGTTTGATCTGAAGTACCAAATCTCGGTTCAAAAGTAACATTCTGAAAATTAAAATCAGTATCTGCTGGGCTTGTATTACTTGCTGAAGATTGTAAAACTTGAGTGCCGTTCAGAAATACATCTTTTAAAGCTGCATTATTATAAGCAGTTGTGCCCTTTGTAAGACCAGCAGCACTTGGAAAACCCTCGATCTCGCCTTCTCCGAGAAGTTCAACTAATGTCTGAAACTGTTTTGAGGCAAGGACATCATCAGGAAGATTTGGTTGTGTAATACCAGCTTCCTCAAGCCTTCTTCTATGAAATGCAAGTTGATTACCAATTGGCATTATGTAGTTCCCTCCACCTGTACAGTATCAACTCCAGAACTGATTACCACTGAACCAGTAAACACTTCTCCATATATGATGGCTACGCTGACACCACTGACACTAACGTTCTGGATGCCTGAAAACGAATATGAGTTGGCCATTTGTGGGTCAAGTGACCCATCTGCTTCTGAAACACCTACACCACCAGAATCAAACGGTGCGGGGGTTGGAGCTAATAAAGAAGTGATCCCACCTATTGCCAGATCCGTGACAACAGCCGTTGCAATACTACCAACCACTGGGATAGCTGATACTGCGCCAGCTACACTGGCAACCGCACCACCAACAGCAGCAGCAGTTGTAATCGCAGCACCAGCCACCGCAGAAACAGCACCAACGGCAGCAGTAGCAGCAGAACCGATACCTCCAACAACAGCAGCCACCGCAGGGATTGATCCTGTCGCAATGGGTATGATCTGAATATCACCTTTTCCGCTCATAGATAAAAAATCAAGAGAAACATCCATATTGTTCATTTTTACCTTGTAATATTGCTGACTCATGTGTGCTTCTACCTCTGGGAAGTTACACATCAAAAAACGAATCGCCTCTGCTGGGCTTGATACGGCAGCCTCAAAATATGATGAACCAAGAAATTTTCTCAATCTTCCATATACTTTTATCGTTTTAAGCTGCATACCTGTAAACCCCTCTAAGTGCTTGCTGATAACCTAAATCAAAAGGCTCTCGGCAACTTAATCTTCTTATATTATGATTCAAAATCATATTATCACCAATATAAACTGCAACATGATCTAAATTACCTGAAGTTGATTGAAATAATAAAACATCACCAACTTGTATATCATCATCTGTCGGTTGTTTTTTAAATCCTGTAATCGGCAAGCCTTTCTCAAATAATGGATTTTCTATGAAATCTTTTATCCTTTTTGGTCTATCCCATATTTTGAGATCAATATTTTTTGTTTCTTTATACCAATCATGGATTATTGACCAGCAATCATGAACACCCCAGATAAAACTTCTTCCGATCAGTGATGGTGCTTTCCAACCACTCGGTTCAAAAGAACACCATTCTTTCATTCTTACGCTGTAGATATGAGAAGGTAAATCTAAATACTCACAACTAGCTTTGTCATTATCAGAAGGCTGTGGTGGCTCATATGGATGAGAATGAACAATACCAATTATTTCTCCTGTATCTTCACATTCTGCCCAATCATCAGGGTCAATAATAAAATATTCAAACCCAGATTCTGCAATATTTTTACAAGGCCAATATGTCTCTTTTCCTTTTATAATTGCAAGCAATCCACAAGATTCCTTTGGCATACATTCTTCAGCGTGTTTTGCAGCATCAGTTTTCCAAGTCATGCGTTTACAAAAGTACCTACACCTGGAAAATCTTTTCTTGTAACCTGACGTTTTGGCGCACGAACTCCCTGTAAATCTAAAGCAGAAACGAGTTCAAACTGTACAATGTCTCTATTTTCTACAATTTTTCTATTAATAAAATAAATTTCCTGTGGCAGTTCAGCCGTGCTATCTGGTGTGCCGAAAGGATTTTGATTTGATGGAAAGTTTGCAGCATCTAAAAACTGGCTGAGAGTTCGTATGCGTACAAATTTTGCACCCTGAAGATCATTAAATGGTGTTGTGGCATTTACTGTTGCCATCAATGCTGTAATAGTTCCAAGTACATTTGAAACTGTTATTGTCGGTCTTGGAAGCGACCCACGGCCAGAATATTCAAAACCTTCAGCTTGTATTGGAAATTTATCATAAGTATTACCCTGCCATATTATTGAGGCATTGCTGTTCATACCAACCCCCGAATGAAACCTTGTCACATCAGTTGATCCATGTAATGCAGATACCAATGTCAATGTATAAAGTTCAATGACAGATTTGTTTGTCAGTGCCTGTAGTTCTGCTGTAGGTAATCCCATTTATGGTTCAAATACCTCTCTAAATGTGCAGTTTAATATTGCTCTGTTGTTATATGGTATGGTCTTTGTCCATGACTGGCAAACAAATTTTCCAGCCCCTGATAATGTAACCGATACATTACCACTGTTTGTTGCAGAAGAGGCTGCCGTTACCGTTAATGTATTGTCATCAGCAGTTGTGGCGATTGCAAAATCTCCATCGGTAGCAGAACCTGAAGTGTAGTCAATGGTCACAACATCACCAATCGCAAGGCCATGATTAGTAATAGTTATGGTGACAGTAGTTCCGCTTTGAGAATATGTTCCTGTTTTTGTAAAACCTTCTCCAGGAGGTGTAAATGTAAAACTTGCCTGATCATTTACACGACTACGCAAAAAGCCTTCTATGACATCAGATTGTGTTTCTGAAACATTGAAAGTAAGATCATATACTTTTGGATCTTGAGTAAGCGGAAGACCAAATAAAGCTCTGAACTCATAACCATCACCAAGTCTTGTTGACCTGATTTTTGGTGCACTTGTTTTTCTCATGCCATAAGTGGGCTGAATAGAAGGAAAAGTTGCCATTTATCTAGTTAATAAACCTCCAGGTCTTTTTTCTTTTACAAGCTGTGCTTGAACAGCAGCACCAATAACAGCCCCAAGTGCTTGTGCATCTGCATTACTGCCCGCCACAGAAGAACCAGAAGCATCTACATTTACTGTAACCATATTTGTTGTTCCTCCTTCAATTTTATTATTTGGAATAATATTGCCACCTCGTGAACCCATTTGCAAAATCTCTGGACCTTTTTCTCCAACAAGATAAGCACCACCAGCAGATACAGGACCACCCCTTTCTCTTTTAAATAAATTACCTAAAAATCCACCTATACCTTTTCCAATACCAGAAACAGCTTGTTCAATTTGAACTTCAATAATTTTTCTTTTTAAATTATTTAATACGTTTACTGCTGCTTGTCCAAGACTTTGAGTTCCCATAACAGCATCAGTAAGATTACCAACAATACTTTTTTCTATACTCGCACCTATATCCATAAATTTTTTTGATAATTCATCTAATTCAAATCCCTCTTCTCTTAAATTATCTAATACTGTTTCCTGAAGATCTATATTAAGTTTTAATTTTTTTATTTTTAATTCTAAATCTTGATTTATTTTATCTGTTCTTTTACTTTCGAGGAATTGTAAATCTTTTTTAAGATTATCTAATTTAAATTCTTCCTGTTTAAATGTAATTTGATTTTTAGTAAGCTTTAATCTATCCTTTTCTATTTCTAATGCTTGTTGTAAAGGTAATATTTCTTTTTGTTGAAGAAATGTTTTTTCTAAATCTTTTTTTGCTTTAATAATTCCACTAAAATCAGGGTTTGTTCCGAAAGCTGGATTTAAAGATACATCACCTATTACTGCATTACCTTCGGCAGGAGGAATATTACTTATTTTTGATGGAAACAATTTTTTTAAGGCAGGATCTAAAATTCCCCCTCTTTTATCAAGATCTAAGGCATTAGCAGTAAAAAAGTCTATTGTTCCAGTAACACCTCTTGATATACCTTCTGGTCTTTTTCCTTTAATCAAATTATTAAGCTCTTTAATTAATGGATTTAAAACATTTGCCATCATTAAAGTCAAAGAAGTACCTAATTTATTTATTTCATTATTAAAATTTCTTAATGTTTCTGAATTTTCTTTGATCTCATCAGCAGTTAATCCAAATCTAGTTTCAAATTCTTTTAATAGAAGTTCGGCTGCATCTGATTCTAAACCAAGTTTTTGAAGTCTTAATGCTAAATCTCCTGTTTCTGTTCCTGCTAATCCCAATCTATTAACAAGCATTTCAATATTTTCTGTTGGTTTCAGTAATGCTTTACTTAACTGATCCAAAGTGCTGCCAATTGTAGTACCAGCAATAGAAAGAGCAAAACCAAATTGTCCACCTATTAAGCCACCAGCAACACCACCTATACCACCGCCTAATGCAGCAGTAGCACCTTGTCCAAAAAGCAAAGGAAAACCACCACCAATAATTCCACTACCTATAGCATTAGTAAGACCTCCACCCATTCCACGTCTATTACGATTTTGATTATTACTAATTATTTGTTTTCCGTTTGAACTTAAAATTAAACCTCTTTTTTTAAGTTGTGCATTTATTCGATCATTTATAGGTATTTGCTTTCTATTTGCTTCAAGTTCTTTTATAGATTGTTTAAAATTTTTACGTCTTTCATTTTGCGAAGCAATAATACTAAATTTTTTCTTTATTTCCTCTGCGACAGTTTTCTTTGTTTGTTGTACATTTTGTTTTATAAGTTTATTTTCTTCTTTTCTTTGTTTATTTATTTCTCTTACTTTTTGTTTTAATTGATCTTCTCCTTGTTGACGAAGTAAAAATTGTTGCTCTTGTTCTTTTGTAGATTGTCTTTCTAATTTTAATAAGCTATCTTGTAATCTTTTGTTATCTGCTCCTGCTTTTTTTGCTGTTTTACCTGATACATCATCAAGTAATTTTTGTTGTTCAATTAATCCTTTATTCAATTCATCTTGTGCTTTTACAAACTGTGCTGCTGCTATAGTTGCTTCTTTTTGATTTAAAGCGACATTTTTTAAATTCTGTGCTGCTGCACCTAAATTTTTTTGTAAATTACTAATATTTCTTACTAATCCATCATTATTTTTTGCAAAAGTTGTAAGAAAAAAATTTGCGTTTTTTATATTTTCACTTAATGCTTTTATTGAATTATTAAATGCTCTTACTTTTTCAGCACCTTTTAAAGCAATACCAATATCAACATTATAATTAGCCACTTGCTATAAAAAATTAAAACATTTTCTCTATATTACCTTCTTTTACCTCTTAAAGCACTACTTCTTTGAGCTTGTTCTTTTTGTTTTTCAAATTCTTCACTTTCAATTTCGTTATATGCAGCCCAACCTATCATCTCTTCAATAGTTAATGTCTCACATAATTCAGCTACAGTTTTATGTAATGTTTTTGCTAATGAAAATAAAAACTGCCAATCTTTATTAGCTTTTCAAATCGGCTTTAGCCTGTTTTACCTCCTTATCAGCACCAGCATTAATCATAGCTAATTGTATTTCTTGTAAAACGCTTGCTTCAACTTCTCTTCTTAATGAAGCTCTATCTCCATCTTGAAATAATCTTGTACCATTTTCATCTTTTGCTTTTTCAATCATTAATTGTAGTGCAAAATCATTAGCGTCATCAGAATCAGTTTTTTTCTGTATTGATTCTCTTTCTGCAATAGTTAAAGGATTCCAGTAGATAGTAAGAATAATTTCATCATTTTGTTTTACATCATGTTTATAAAGTTGAGAAACTCCAAATTTGTTTCTCAAAAGATCAACTGCTCTAGTCATGTTAATGTATAGCTATCATCATTATACTAAGCGTTGGCGGTAAATTGACAAGATATTAAGCCTAAAAAATGTGAAGAATCATCACGTTCTATTGGTGTAACTCCAACAACATCAAGAACTCTTGGAGTACAACTAAATGTATCAGTATAATTAGAAGCATTAACAGAAGTAAGTCCATCAATAACTGCCTCTCCTAAAGCAGATAGAGTTGAACTACCTTTTCCTCTTGGAACATAAATATTACATTGAATAACACCAGAATAAAAATCCTGTGATGCTCCCTGTGTTTGAGTTGTTGCCTGTGCAAAATCTACTGACATAACAATATATTTTTTTGTTTTTCCTGGTGTTTTATAAACCATATTGTCATAAACCATTTCAACAGTATTATCTGCTGCTGCAACTGCATCTGTTACTGCTTTTTCAAAAGCTGCTCTGGTATTAACTAAAGTCATGGATTAGTGTAATCAACAAATACATCATCAGTGCCACCAAATAAACCAAAACCTTGTAAATCTCTTACATTCTTAGATTGATATTTAACTCCTGAACCATAAGTACCAATAGCTAATTTTGATTTTTCTCTAAATACCTGACTAATTAATTTTCCTAATTTTCCTTGAACATATTGAGGTACTCCACTTCTAGGAGATGCCAAAGCTCTAGCTGCATATTCTGATCTATTTCCAACAAATACTTTTGAAAAAGGCTTGAAATTAAATGAAAGAGTATCAAGAAATCTAGGTTCAACTACTGCACCTGGAGCTTCTACACCCATTCTTGATGGTTTGATATTTTTCCACGGAGCAAATTCTTTTCTAGATTGATCTGGTCTAGGTCTTTGAGTGCTTGCTGTCCAACTAGAGGCAAAAAAACCAGTATCAACAGGACTATTTTGTTTTGTAGATAAATCAGTAATAATTGCTCGTACAAAAATATTTAAATCTCTTTCTAGATTACCAGTAAGATCCTTTTCTATATTTTCAATACTTCTACCTACAGCCATTAGAACCTCACTAATAAAGTAAACAGATAAGTCTGTCCACCTTGTCTTGTATCTATATTAACTATCTGTCCTACTCTTGTAGATCCAGCATAAGTTAATGTAACTTCATCTTGAAAATCAGGTTGATTATCTCCAATCAAATTTGGTGTAATA